CGCTCTATGGCTTGGCTACTTTAACACACATAAAAACAAAACGTTTTCTAAAGCCTCAGTAGACGCATACTTAACATCACAAGAGATAGAATAAGTAGTACAACAAATGGTTGAACAAATAGAGCAAGCTGAAACAGCTACACCCTACTGGGCAAAAGAAGAAAAGTTAACTAAGGATGACTTACTTAATGATAACACTTTTTTAGGTGATGCTCAACAAACTTTGTATAAAAGAACAGGGCAAATGTACACTGAGCCTCAAGAAATTTTAGATGCTTATCTAGAGCAATTTCGTATTTCTAATGTTAATGAGATAAGTGCGGTTAAAGACTTAAACTATTTAAGATCAAAAAATACTAGCCAAGAAGATGTTAACAGGATGGGTAGACTGTACCTAGCTTTTGATAACTATGGTATGAAAGGTGTTGGGCTAAAAGCTTTTGGTTCTAAAGTGTTAGATTATACTGAAGGCGTTGTAACTTCTCCGTCTACATACGCAGGTTTAATTTCTGGTGGTATAGGTAAGTTAGCAGGTGTAGGTGGTACTAGAGCAGCTATTGCCCTAGCAAAATCTTTAGCTACGAAGCAGGTTAAAAGTTCACTTAAAGAAAGAGTGCTTAAGGCAGGTGTTCCAGCCGCCCTTAAAACTGCTGCTGTTGAAGGTGGCATAGAGGCAGGAGCAGACACTGCACGGCAAGAATCCCGTATACTTACAGACATTCAACAAAAATTCTCTCCTTTAAGATTAGCTACATCTTCAGTGGCTGCGGGTATTATTCCCGGTGTTGTATCTGGTGCAGTACAGACAGGTCGTGCAGGACAGCGAGAAGCACTGGGAGCTTTGTTAAACAAAGGTGCCGCAGCTAAAGCAACAAGGATTAAAGCGGCAGACGCAGCAGCTAAAGAATCTTTAAAAGAAAATAAAACCATCTATGACGAACTGCTAAAATCTTCTGCTACATTACAGGCACTAGAAAAATCTAGAGTTGCTAGAGGTGCTGAAATTAGAGGAAACAAAGCTTTTGGTTCTACAATTTTAGACTACGTAGAAAATGTAGATAAAGATGCTATTGTTGAATCTCAGATTGATCTTAATGTTAGCATTCTAGAAAGAATGACTGCTGCTACCGTTGATCTACTAAAATCTAGTGGAGCATCTACGGCTGACATAATAAAAAGAATGACTGACAATGAAGGTAGACCTCTAAGAATTATTGATATTCTAGCTAACGAAATTGAAAGAGGAGTACCAAAGAAGGTAGCAGGAAAAAAAGGTACTGCTGTAGTAGAGACAACAGGCACCCAAGAATTTAAACAGTTAATTAAAGACTATGAACTTAACTTTAGTGATGTAGCTGCTTTGTTTGCTCACGAATTTTCTGAAGCAGGTAGAGTTCTTAACATTGCAATGCAAGCCAGAAGAAATGTATTTACTTTTATTACGGAAACAAGAAATGCTTCAAAACTAGAAACGGGATCAAGTAAGTTAACTTCAACACTAGAGGAAAATGCAGACAAGGTTATAAAAAATGAATATGCCGGTTGGCAGTTTGTTAAAAATATGGATGCTGTACGTAAGGGTCTAATGGTTATGCAACCAGCAACCACAATGCGTAATACAGTTAACGCAGGATTTAGAACTGTATTAGAAGCTTTTGAAAACGTAGGTCAAGGCGTTGCTCAAATGGGTTTAGCAGCAGCTAGAGGAGGAGATAAAGAATTATTTCAACTGGGTCTACAAAACCTAACTTCACCTTTATATCTAGCTAAGTACATTGCTGCAGATACAGTGGCTGCTCGCGGGATTCAAGCTCTCTATGCAGATGCTTCTCCTTTAGCTGCTCAACGTCTGTACCGATCAATGGCTGATGTTGCAGAAGAAATGCCCGATGAAGCAAAGAAACAAGTAGCAGGTTTTAGTGGTGGCTTAGTTCGTATGGCTAGATATGGCAACGCTATCAACACTCTTTCTGATAACGCTTTTAAAAGAGCTATGTTTGCTGCTGAGTTAACTAAAGAAGTAGGTGGAACAAAAGCTTTAAATAAAATAATTGGAGAAGGTAGGTTTGCTACGGATATAACTGAGGAACAATTTGAAAATGCCACGACCCGTGCGCTTGAACTGACTTACCAAAAAAGTTACAAGCAGGGAACTCTTGGTCAAGGATTTACTAAACTTTTTAGTCATCCGGGGCTAAGTGGTATCATTCCTTTTCCTAGATTCATTGCTAACTCGTTAGAGTTTACATATAAACATGCACCTATTCTTGGTGCATTGCCTCTCGAAAGATTAAAAATATTTGGGGGAGCAGACGCAGTAGGAAGAGATGCAAGTAAAATTATGTCTCAACAACTTACTGGTTTAGCTATGCTAAGTGGTGCGCTTACACTTCGCGCAAGTTTTGGGGATGACACAAAGTGGCATCAAAGAAAAGATTCAAGCGGTGAATACCAAGATATGAAGGCTTTGTTTGGTCCTTTTGCTATATGGATGTTACTTGCCGATGTAATGACGCGAGCATCTAAGGTAGCAGAAAGAGCAGGAGGCGATCCATTAGTAAAAGGAACAATGGTTAAACGCTTTGACGCAGCCACATATTTAAAGACAGTAAAAGACCCTGCCGTTTGGCATGAAGTTCTTACCGAAATAGACGCAGTTAAAGTAGGCAGAGAAGCACTGAAGGCAGGGCTTGGTACAACATTTAAGAGTGGCGTTAATTTAAGTACAGTAGATAAAGCAATAACAGAGTGGGTAGAAACAGGAAAAACAGTTAATTCTGCTAAACCTCTTGCTGATATAGCTGGTAGCTATGCAGGTTCGTTTCTTACACCCTTTGGTTTTCTTAATGATGTAAAAGATTTTGTAAAGGGTGAGGGAGGTGCCGACTACAAGGACACTGATTTAGTAGACCCATTTGATAGGGCCAAAGCAAAAGCCGCTCGCTCTCTACGCTTAGAACCTACTACGGATTATGAAAGAATACCTGATCCAACAGGAGGCTATAGAGGCAGACCAGAAGATTCAACTGCTGGCGTGGTGAAAAACCTATTAGGTGAGACTACCATAAGAATGCCAACTGCTGTAAGAAAGGAATTAAATAGGCTTAACTTAGAATCCTATGAAGTGTTTCGTAGAAAGTATGACGACCCAGAACTTAATAAAATTCACATGGCTTATTATTCAGAATGGTCAGAGACTGTGGGCGCACGGTATGTTTTGTCTGATGCTTATAAAAAAACTACTGATGGTAAACTACCAGCTAAAAACTCAGTAAAAAGAGATAGACTAAAAGAAAAAATTAAAGAAGGTTTAATTGGCAGGGACGGCAAGAAAGTAGACTTTGAAGATTACTATCTTAGGTGGGCAAGTAAAAATTTAAGTGGAGATAGACTCAAAGAAGCTGGACAAAAAATATTAAAACTAAAGTATGATCAAATTGATCAGACAACTATAGATGCAACACGTGGGAAGTACAACTCTTTTGCAAAAAGAGAGAATGCAAAGACAGGCAGTACAGTTAAAATGGAGACTTCATTTGACGCACTAACTTTGCCACAAAGGCTGTATTATATTGAAAACTATAAAACTAAGAAGTAATGTTTAACACTAAAGTATTCCTACTAACTAGAATAACTTACTCACTACCTGACTACCCACACTTAGTGAATGATTTCGTGTGGCAATTTGAAGACATAGCTCCAGAGCTACTGGGGTTTAACACGTTTATAGACTACTGGCAGAAAAACATTGAGGCTGAGATCAGGTGCATAGAAGTGTCCCAATCTCAGCCTCACTCTTTTTTCAATGCTGATGTTATCTATAACGCTTAGGGTGTCTGTATAAACAACGGCCCTCCATCGTCAGGATATTCTATCAGCCTGTTGATGTAATGCTTTCCCGCAGTTGATGTAAGCTTTAACGCTCCCACCATATCATACACTGCAGTACTAACCTTCCCCTTTTTTACATAACCTACCAGAACAGGATGTAACTCTTTAATGATAGTTGCACCAGCATGTTCTCCTGAAAGAACCACATCGTAGGTAAGATCATGTTTGACCTTAGTCCAAGCATGTGCTTCCTTCAGAAGTTTTTGCTCTATCTTATAGAGACTGTTCACGAGCATGTACTCTCTTTAGATTATCGTAGTACGCATGGTTGTACCCACGCTGCCATTCTTTAAACTGTACTGTGTCTTTTTTATAGGGAGGATGATGTTCCTTTCCCGTATAAAAAGAAACAGTGCCCTGTTTAAATTGAACAGACAACGGAGGATACCTTTCTACTTTAGGCTTAACCATTATATGTCCACGATTTCACAAACGTCTGCGGTGCAAGCAAACGACTGAGATGATTTAGTTTCATCTTCTACCTCATACTTTGAAAGCAATGACCAATCAATTGTGGTGGGTGTCTTAGCTAATAGCGCATTGTAATCCTCCTCTTCTATCTTTTCATAAGGAGCTTGGACGTACTTACCCCCGTCGTATGGCAGGAAGGAGATACCTGACATCTCATCGAAGTGATCGTACACCCAAGCTGCTACTTTAAGCCACTCATCATCTCGAATACTTACGGTGATGCTAGGCTTATGCTCACACCAGTAACGATAGTAACACAGCCATAGTTCAAGCTGATCAATGGCGTTCTCATCGTCACGAGTAACAGAGTTAACTGGTGCCTTCACAGGAAAAGAGAAGACACCTAAGTTCTCATTGTATATAGGCATTGTCTCATCAATGTCTTGATAGCCTGAGATAGCATACTCAAAGGGTACACCTGCCTCATCGCGTAGAAACTGAGTGAGGCTGTCCTTCATGTCACCACGAACACGCCGAATGTAGTAGTCACTGTGCCGTGAATGGATGCCACTGGCTGTGTCAGTAAGCTGACTGACTGTACCACTAGGCTTAACACAGGTAATGGCAGCAGATACAGGCACGTTGAATGTAGCTGCCCACTGCTTATTGGTTTCTACCGCCACACTTTTAAGAGAGTTAAGTGTCTCCTTCAGCCCTTTGCTTACGTCATCATAGCCACGCCCATTCGTTAGCGGTGAGTCCATGATACCTGTCAGGCTTACACCTAGTAGCCTCTCTTCTTCTGTGTTATCTCTCCAACGCTTACGTAGATACTTAAAGTCTGTAAGGGTGGACTGGTATGTGCCAAGTATAGTAGCGAGGCGTACCTTTTCTTTCAGTGTTTCAATGGTATCATCTACACGCACCATGACTTCTGTTAGATTACAGAACTGATTAGGCCGTAAAATAATCTCACTGCATGGGTTGGTGCCATACTCCCAAATGTTTTCTGGAGTACGGTTAGTATTCCTACGCCCATTCTCTTGTGCCTTCTTAGTACAAGCAGCACGACTAAAGATACCACGCTCACCTGACAGGCTGTCATGCAGGGCTTTCCACTCAGACATAAAGATACTTACGTCAGGCTTTGCATTATACACCGCTGAGTTATTTGCCAAGCCACGATGGCCGTTTTGATTGTACCAGCTACCAGACTTGGCACCACGAAGGCGATCATCAGACAGGTTACTAAGAGAGATAAGAGCAGAGCGCCTGACCCCTCCAACAACAACAACTTCAGCCGTCTTACATACAAGGTCATGGCATTCCAATGATGATAGTCGCCTACCTGCTGCTGCTTTAAACAGCGTAACAGCAAACATAAACAACTCGTTCAAGGGACCGGGGCCAGAGCTACGCCCACCAAAGGTACGCAGTCTAGCACCAGCAGGACGCAGCTTAGATAAGTCCCACTTAGGTACTTGTCCTGCGTAGAGTAGGCTTACCAGTTCTCTGAAGCCCTTAGCCCAGCCCAGCTTACTATCACCCACATGAATGGTAGTGTCTGTGTTTTCAAACGTCTCGTTAACTCGTGGCATCTGATCTACGTTCTGTCGTTCAACAGAGAACCCTACCCCAGTGCCGTTCATAAGAATATAAAGTATCTCATCAAAGGCACGAACACTATCCACAGGTATATATGCACAGTTGTACGCAGCTACATTGCACTGCTCTACTGCAGGACCAGAGGTCATAAGCAATCGCATGGAAGGCATAACCTTGAGCGTAAGCACAGCACTTTCTAATTCATTGCGTGTGCTACTGTCTATAGTAACACCATGCTTTGTACCTAACTCTTTTTCCATGTGGTTAAAGTAACGGTGGACTGTCTCTTCCCACGTTTCCCTTCGACCTTCACTCTCAATCCATCTAGCATAGCGTGAGGAATGTATGTACTCTTGGTACGCTGTCATCATTTGATTGTGGTTAGTGCTAGTAGCGCCCATTGTCTTCTCCTTTGATGCTTACTTTAATCCCAACAACGTGGGTGCCATATACCTCATCTAGCACATCTTGAATAGCCTCTTCAAGCTCTTCGCTAGGGTTGCCGTCTACCGGCATAGGAAACTCTTCTTTGTCTATATCTAGTGTAACAACAACCCTAGCCCGCAACATCTTAAGCAGTACCTTTTGTTGGTGTATGAAAGTTAAACACTTCTTGAACGTCACCTAGACTACTGTCTTCTGTGCGGCGTATGCTTTCACCCACATATGTACCTAGTAAATCTCTAACCTTTTCATCGTCTTCAATAGCAGGTAGCACAGAAGTCATGTACTCACACAGCATTTCTAATTCAATTCTGTCTGGTTCTGACAAGGTGTTATCTTGAGACAACGAGATAGATACGGACACTTCTCCTGTCCACGTACCTGCTGGGGTTAAGGTAGGCGTAACAATTATAGCGTAACTATTGTCACTAACATCAGGGTGGTTCATACTGTACTCCTATACACGGGGTTTAATAACTCTTGTTCTATCTGGTGGTAAAGGTTTAGCAGGTTCCTTTATCCACGCCTCTGGTATCACGCGATTAGCGTAGGGTATCTTCTTTCTAACACAGTATAGAGCATACGATGTTTTTGAACTTTTGTAAAGCTTATTGTTCTGGTTCTCAAACACTAGACGTATGTCTAAATGGGGATGTTGCTTACGTATTGCAAGGTGTTTCTTTCTGTCATGTGCTACCCACCTGCCCTTCACCTCAATAATAATACCGTTATCAAGAATGAAGTCAGGTGTGTAGGTACGCACTGCTAGGTCAATCCATTCTATCTTAATGGTTTCATACCTAACAGTGTTACCCTGTAGCTCAATCTGTCTAGCTATCTTGTGTTCAATTACACTACGAAAGCCTTCCTTCTTTGCTGCAAGTACAAGCTTACTTTTACCCCGCACTTAGTTCAGACTTTACTGTCTTGTGCCGAAAGGAAGACGGCAAGTCTATTTCTAATTCAGAGATAGGCATGTTGTAGCAGTTAGCTCGTGCAGTAAATCCATTACTATTGTCGTAGTCTCCTTTTTTAATGTACCTAGCATCCTTAAAGTATTGCTCTGCCTTCTTTACTCCCAAGAACCATCCGACACTTTGATCTGATAGGACACGAACAAAGGCATAGAAGTCACAGTTCTGCTTGCGTGTTAAGTCTGCAACACTGCAGTCGTAGTCAGGCTTAGGTTTAACTGTAGTTTTTTTAGTCTTAACATCAATCTTATAGCCGTCAACTATTATGTCGTAGTCCATAGTGTTTTGATGTAAACCATCAAGCACATCCAGAGCTACTAACTCACCAAGAAAACCATACACATTTCCTTGTCCCCTAGTTATACTTCTTTTAAGTATACCCATCTCAGACGACATGTCATGTGCAACTTCTCTCATAGCGTTAGTGATTTGAACTTCAATCATGCTGCCATACCATTTAATTTTTGCATGTCAAGGTAGTCTATTACGGGTGGGTTCTTAGCAGAAGAAACACGAGAGCGTTCCTCCGATATAGCACCCTTCCAACAATCTTGTTTGAAAGAACAGAATGAACACTGTCTAGTTAACTTGTAGTTACCAGTAGGTTTGCTTCTAAAAAACTCTGCTTCAGGTTTAAAGCAACGCTCAAACTTATTGGAGTTAACTTTATCTGCTGTAGCAGACAGTTTCTTTACAACTTCTTTAGTGTCACTTTCGTAGGCAACATACTTGAACTGCCCACTAGCTTGATTGATAACCCACCAGCCACCTGCTGGTACGTTAGCTCCGGTACTGTACACGGCAAGCTGACCTACGTAACCAAAGGGATCATCCTTCTCAAGGTTCTTGCCGTCTGTAAACTTATTGTTGTACGACCACGGGCTAGTAGATTTAATGTCATCAACTGCACCGTCAACAATCAGATCATACTCACCAGAGATTTCTGTGTTACCGATGGTAGCTTGTATGCGCTTAGGTTCTTTGTAACTAACACCAGCCTCTCTAAGCAGACCCTTGAACAAAGCCTCAACCATGTCACCAAATACCATACGAACTAGGAACGTGGTGTGTAGTGGTGCTTCCTTCTCAGGCTTGTTCTTCTGATACCATAGCTGACAAGCGGGTCTACCCACGTTGGAGGCACGGAGGGTAAATCCCCCCGTACCCCCTCTACGTTCGCAGAACTGCCTACGTAAAGACTTAGCTACGTCATCAGCAATCTTCCGAATGTTCTCCTCCGACATAGTTTTCTTGTTTGTAGTTACCTGTTCTAGATAACTATGTACGGCTAGTTCTGCTGGGTGTTCCATTGTATCTACGCAATCTCTGTTGCAGCGGAAACATCAATGAAACTATTCACCGTATCTTCATCCTCTTGAGACATCTTACTCGAAGCTTTCAGATCGTGACCTTTCTTCACGCCCTGATTTACATTCTGTACCCACGACTTAAAGTTAGTAAACAACTCTTTCTCTTCCTCCCCAAGAGGCAGAGTTTTAGTAAAGTCTACATCGACAACAGGTTTAAAGATCATGTTGCCATTTGCCATAGGCTCACCAGCAGTAGTTAGTTCCAGCGTGTGCTGCGGAAGCAGCCTACGATTGCTAGCGAACTTATCAATAGCCTGTCCGATAGTTTTGAAAGCATCCTTGTTATCAATCTCCCAGATAACTGGAGTGTTTTCTTGAATAGTGACAGGCTCTCCGGTGTTGTCCACCGCATCATACAGCGTCACAGTACCTAGCAAAGCACGTACTCGTTTGACTGACATGATTAGTTTCTGTTGTGCCTCTGGTAGGTCACCCCAGTTCTTAATGTAACCTGCAGGACGGCCACAGTTAACTGTACCTGCGTTGTCGATGAGATCATCACGGCCAAACTGTGACTGCCCCACCATTACTGACTTTACAAACTTACCCTTACGGCCTTGCTCATCCGGCTTAACGTAAGGAACGTACCGGCTATAAGAAAACTGTTGAAGGAAAGGCTTGAAAGAAATCTTCTCAGCATAGATGAAGTCACCATTTGAATCTTGCAAACGGTACGTACCTCCGGGCACAACCTCAACCTGCCGTGACTTACCCTTGACCTGCTCAGTGCCCATGATCGACTGATGCCAGATACGAAGCCTCGCAAGGGATGATCCAGTAGACTCGCTAGAGTCAGATGATTTTGTAGCAAGGCCCATCGCTTCAGCCATGCTATCAAAGTTATTGTTAGGGTCTAGTGCAATTACGTTATCCATTTAATTCTCCATTTGTAAAGGGAACACCATTATACTCATTTAGAACAACTTATCAAGGCATATCTTGCATCTCCATCCAGTTTTTTCCTACCTTCGGTTCTAGTTCAAGAGGCACATCTAACTTCATGTTAAACCTACGAAACATTTCATCAGGTAACTGAGCTATTGTTTCCTCTACAGTCTTAACTACAGTACCTTCCTCGTTAGGACACACATCAATGACAGCACTGTCATGCACACTGTTGACTAACATACTCTTGAGGTTTTTCAACCGCATATTTCTTTCGAGCAAGAGTAACGTAGTCTGTACAATGTCTGTGGCTGATGACTGCACGGGATAATTTTTAACCATTGTAAAGTTTGTAATCTTACCAGATGGCAAACGCTTTGTGTTAGGAAACTCAAACTGTCTACCAGAAGGTGTTGTTACATAGCCGTGTGTCATAACCTCAGTCGCAAGTTCACGGTGCCATGATGCGATACCGTTGTATTTAACTAAGAAGTTCTCGTAGTATGCAGCCTCAGAAGGTGTCCTTCCAAAGCCAGTGGCACCAAACAAAGGAGCAAAGGTATGTTCCTTAGCTTGTTGCCGAGTAGTTTCTTGTCCAGCCTTTGTAATGACATCGGCTGTGTAACTATGTACGTCAAAGCCCGTAAGTATTTCCTCCATAGCTATTGCGTCCTTGCTTAACTCTGCTGCAATTCTAAACTCTAACTGAGCAAAGTCAGCCTCAAGAACTGTACCATTTTTCCAACGAGAAGTAAACACTTTCTTTATAGGAAATGTATTACCTCGTGGCATGTTGTGTAGGTTAGGTGAGTCAGATGCCAACCTACCTGTACTAGTTCTATGCTGTGTCATGCGAACGTGTAGCCTACCATCAGGTTTAGTAAAGGTTTGAATGCCATCAACAAACGCAGAGATGTATGTATCAAGGGCAGATAACCTACGTACCTTGAACAGGAAGTCTCTAGCAGTTTCCATATTGTTACTGACGGCAACCTTTTCAAGGAACTCTAGTGTTCTTTTATCTGTCTTGAACCCATGAGCAGCAATGAAAGCATTACCACTAGCCTTAAACTTAAGGCCAGCAACACGTGTGTTAGGTACAAAGATAACACCGGCAGTGTCACACTTAGTACAACGTCGC